ATCGAGTACGCCCGCGAGACGGCGTTCACGAACAACGCCGCCGCCACGGCTGAAGGCGCTGCCAAGCCCGAGTCCGCCATTACCTACGAGAATGTGCAGGCTCCCGTTCAGGTGGTCGCTCACTGGCTGAAGATCACGAAGCAGCTCGCCGCTGATGCTCCTGCCCTCGCGCAGTACATCAACGCCCGCATGCTGCAGGGCCTCGCTGACAAGGTCGAGGCTGAGATCCTCGTCGGCTCCGGCACCGCTCCGCACCTCAAGGGCCTGTTCGCCACCGGCAACTATGTCGTGCACGGCCTGACCCAGGGCACCGGCGAGACTAATCTTGACCTGATCCGCAAGAGCGCGATGAAGGTCCGCGTTGCAGGCTTCCGCCCGAACATCGTGATCATGAACCCGGCCGACTTCGACGCCAATGTGATGGGTCTCAAGACCAACGACGGCATCTACCTGGTCAGCAATCCGACCAGCGATGACGTCCCGACCGTTTGGGGTCTCCGCGTCGTGCTGTCCAGCAATGTGACCGCGGGCAAGTTCCTCGTGGGCGACAGCTCCATGGCGAACATCTGGAACCGCGCTGGCGCTGTCATCGAATTGTTCGAACAGGATGAGGACAACGTGCAGAAGAACCTCATCACGGTCCGCGCCGAGCGTCGTCTCGCGCTGTCCGTCGAAGCTCCCGCTGCCTTCGTGGGCGGCGATCTGTGGTCCTGATGCCTGATTTTCAGGCGCATCCTTGAGATATCGGCATGGTGAACACATCGACTGCTGTCCCGGCGACCACGCTGGGCTACGTTAAGGCGCACACGCGCATCGAGTCAGATCTCGATGACCTGTTGCTTGAAGCCTACATTTTGTCGGCGACTCAACTGTGCGAGCATGTGATCCACCAGCCGATCATCGCTCGCGACAACAGCGGCTGGGATGAGAGTTTCGTCAAGCCTCGCGAAGACGGACTCCCTGCTGCGGATGTGTGTGCCGTGCCTCCTGCGATTCAAAACTGGATCGCAGGTGTCGTGGCGTACTGGTATCGCAACCGGGAGCAATCCTCCGACCTGACGCTTCGCCCGACTCCGAATTACGACTCTCTCCTCGATTTTTGGAGGATTTATGAACCGTAATTCCATCCCTGCGGCCGGCGAGCTGGAGAGGAACGCGCGCTTTTACTCGGTGGCAACGCTCGCCTCGGGCGAGTACGACTCCGAGGATGAGCGCACCTTCCTGTTCAGTCGCAGGTGCAAGGTCGAGCCGGTCGGGTCGGGGATTTACTGGAACGGGATTCAGGTCGACGAATCCGTGACGCACCGCATCTGGGTGCGGCAGGAGCCTGGCTTGACCCGTCCGCAGGACTTCCCGAAGATGACCGAGCTCGAGATCGAGGGCAGGCGCTATCAGGTCAAGAGGCTGACCGACGTGAACGGGGCGCACCTGTTCACGCAGATCGAAGCCGAGGAGCTGACAGATGCCTGACCTGTTCGCGGTGAACGCTCAGATCGAGCGTCCCTTCCGTTTTGCAGACTTTGACGTCAAGGTGCTCAAGCGCAGGCTCCGCAAGGAAGCAGGCAAGGTGCAGCGCCAGGCGAGGAGGCTCATCTCATCGCAGGGAGTCTCCCAGCCGGGCGCCATGCCGGGCAAGCAGACGGGAAGGATGCAAAAGAGCGTCAAGACGAAAGTCTGGCGCAGCGGATTCGGCGCGACGATCCGTCCGATCCTGAGCGAAGGCGACTATTACCCCGCCTTCGTGGTCTACGGGCACCGCGGGCCGAAGACGCGCGCGGCAGAAGACAACCGCAAGCACCGCAAGACGGTCGGCGGCAAGGTCGCTGCTCCGCGCGCGAACTTCATGGTCGCGGCAACCGAGAAGGTCGGCGTCTCCAATTTGCAGAAAGCGATGGCTGAGGCGATGGATGACGCGCTGAAGCCGATGGGAATCCTATGAAACTGGCTCCAATCATCCAGGTGCTCCGCGCCGGTTGTCCCTCGTTTGAGGGCAGGGTGCTGGGGCTCGCCGCGCTCACCCGCATGGACGAGACGACGAATCCGAAGCTCCCTTGCGCTTATGTTGTGCCGAGGGCAACCGAGGCCCGCAAGGCCACGATCAGCACGAAGTACAGGCAGGAGATCGAGGACAGCTTCGATGTCGTTGTCGCTGTGCGTCTCGCTTCGGACGATGAGTCGGGGCGGGAGGGGCACGACGCGGTCGAAGACCTGAAGTCTGAGATTTTCCGCGCAATCCTGGGCGCCCGCGTCGCAGACGGTCAGTTCATCGAGTTCGCGGGGCAGTCTGTCAACGTGCCGTATCTGAACAGATACCGGCTCGTCGAGACGCTCACGTTCTCGTCCGTCGATGACCTCGACGACGAGGACACCGCTCAGGGCGCGATGATCGAGGACCTCGACCGTTTCGACTCGATGTACACGACGGTCAGCCTCGCCGATGGCGCGCCTGAAGTCAAGCATCAAATTACTGGCATCTACGGAGAGGAATAATGGCTATTTCTTTTTCCAATGTGCCCGCAGGGATCCGGGTCCCGCTGTTTTATGCCGAGGTTGACAATTCCTTGGCGAATACGGCGGTCACCGACCTCAAGGTCCTCCTGATCGGGCAGAAAACCGACGCAGGCACGGCAGAGGTGAACAAGCCGGTGCTCGTGACGTCCGTCTCGAGCGGCCGCGAGCTGTTCGGCGTGGGCTCCCAGCTCGCGATCATGAACGCCGCATATCGGTCCAACGACCAGTTCGGCGAAGTGTGGGCGATCCCTGTCGCGGATCCGTCCGGCGCGTCCGCGTCCGGCGCATTCACGATCACGGGCACCGCGACCGCTGCCGGGACGCTCTTCGCGTACGTCGGGTCGACCCGCGTCACTGTCGGTGTCGCGTCCGGTGACGCCGCCGCGACGATCGCGACGAACCTTGCCGCAGCCATCAATGCGAACGTTTTGCTGCCTGTCACGGCAGCTGCGTCGAGCGGCACCGTGACGCTCCAGGCGAAGAACGCCGGGGCGTTCGGCAATGACATTTCCATCGCGGTGAACCGTCAGGGCTACGCAGCCGGCGAATCCCTGCCCGAGGGTGTGAGCGTTGCTGTCTCTGCGATGGCAGGCGGCTCAGGTGCTCCCGCTCTTGCCGACGCAATCGCGGCAATGGGCGATGAGCAGTACGACCTCGTGGCCTGCCCCTTCGCGGACGCCGCGAGCCTCGACGCTCTAAAGGCCGAGTTCGACGACATCACAGGGCGCTGGTCCCCGACCAGGCAGTTGTACGGGCATGTGTTCTCCTGCATGCGCGGCACGGTTGCGGCTCTCCAGTCGTTTGGCGCGACCCGCAACAACCAGCACGAGACCGTGGTCGGCATCGAGCCGGGCATGGCTTCCCTCGCAGTCGAGGTGCTCGGTGCCTGGGTAGCCCGCGCTTACAAGAGCCTTTCCAACGACCCCGCGAGGCCGCTGCAGACGCTCGAGCTCGCAGGCATCGTCTCCGCTCCCGCCGGCGCGCGGTTCACGCTGACTGAGAAGCAGACGCTGCTCACCAACGGCATCGCAACCGAGTACACGCAGGGCGGCTATGTCCGCATCGAGCGCAGCATCACGACTTACCAGAAAAATGCCTACGGGGTCTCGGACAACTCCTACTTGGATGTCCAGACTTTGTTCACGCTCCAGTACATCCTTCGGGACCTGAAATCGATCATCACAAGCAAGTATGGTCGGCACAAGCTCGCGAATGACGATGTTCACTTCGGCGCCGGGCAGGCTGTCGTGACTCCCGCGATCATCCGCGGCGAGCTCATCGCGCAGTACCAGAAGCTCGAAGAACGCGCGCTGGTCGAGAACCTCGAGGCGTTCAAGCAAGCTCTGATCGTTGAGCGCGATGCGACCGATCCGAACCGCCTGAACGTGTCCATCGGACCCGATCTGGTCAACCAGTTGCGCATCTTTGCGACGCTGTGCCAGTTCCGTCTGCAATATTGAGGAGGTAACAAATGGCTAGAGTAGCAGGCACTTGTTACATCACGGTCGACGGGCAGGAACTGAGCCTGTCGGGGAATCTTTCGATCCCGGTCAACACTGTCATCCGCGAACCCGTACTGGGAAGCGGTCGCGTCGTGGGGTTCTCAGAAACCCCCGTGCAGCCGCAGATCGCGGGCGACTTCGTGGTCGAGCCTGAGACGGATCTCCGCGCCCTTGCCGAAGGCGAGGACATGACGGTTGTCGCGCGGCTTGCGAACGGGATGATCTACACGCTTTCGGGCGCGTTCCTCGGACCGCAGGCTGATTTCGCGCCTGAAGACGGCACGGTGTCCCTGACCTTCCAGGGCATCCGCGGCGACTGGAGCTGACGATGTCAGTCACCGTCAAGCTCAACAGCGCGGTGAAGTATCGCGGGGGCGTGATCTCTGAGATCACCTTCCGCGAGCCGAACTTCAAGGACCTCAAGGAGCTGGGCATTCCCGGCACCACCGACGGGGCAACAGAGGCTCAGGCCGTTACCGAAATGATGAAGTACCTGGTGCGGCTTGCGAACATCGAGGAAAAGGCGTTCGACCTTGTGTCCGTCCGCGACACGCTCGCGTGCGTCCAGGCGATCGTCCCTTTTTTCGTTCCTGCGGGCGAAACGCCGACCTGAAGGACTTCGAGCGGGACATCTTCCGAATGTCCTACTTCTGGCACCTGAATCCCT